CATGGTTCCTCTGTGTGGAGTATGCTGGTTACATCATCTCACCAATGCACAAGTGTCTGCTGATCGGTCAGCAATACTTTGGCACTCCTATCAAAACTTACTATAAAGTTCTTGGTTGGTTGATTGCATTGTTGATTGGTTATGGAACATTGACTCTTGTGTTCTAATAAAACTGAGGGGAACCCCTCTTTTTTGGAAGTGTGTCCGAGTGGTTGAAGGAACTTGTCTTGAAAACAAGCATGGTGAAAGCCATCGTGGGTTCGAATCCTACCACTTCCGCTTATACATAATAATACAACTGAAGAGACTCCTACGGGGGTCTTTTTTTATTCGGAGGAATTATGAATGTATTTGTAAATTGTTGCCCAGGGGGGTATGATGGTGAATCAGATTTGATTACAGTGGAAGTTCCTACTGCATACTCTGATGAAGTTCTGGCATATGCAAGAACGATCTCGGATGCGTATGGAGTTCCAGACAACAAAGTATTGAAGGACATCTTCAAAGAATCTATTATTGAAATTGAACGGAGGTATTATGAGCGTAAGAATCGCAAGACTAAAAAACGGTGAAGACGTAATTGCTAACATTCAAGCAGTATTCACTAGCGAAGATACCGAACAGCAGCTGCCCGTGGGATGGCAGTTTGATCTTCCATACACCATTCAGGTGATTTCTATTACTGCAGAAGAAAACTACCGAAAAATTACGAAGGTGAGTGAACCAGAACTGTTTTTCCAACCATGGATGCCACTGTCTGCACAATCTTCTATTATCATTCGGTTCGATGAAATCATCGCAGTATATGATCCACACGAAGCAGTATTGAAGAAGTACCAAGAAATTACTGAGGCACAACAAAATGGATAACGTGAAAGTATTGCTACTCAAAAATGGTAGTCTGAATGATTATTTGATTGGTAGAGTAACTGAACTTGATGAAGAACCATCAGTATTGATTGAAAAATGTTATAGTATTGCTGGGGAAGATCTTGAACCATATCCGAAGTACAGCAAGCAGAGGGATCTCTTCTTGACATCTGAATCAATCTTTACTATAGTGGAACCGAACAAAGCAGTCCTAGAACTGTACCTGGAAAAGGAGAGCAGCGAACCAGAATGAGTTTCTATACGAATGTTGAGTTGATTGGAGATACTATTTTGTATCGTGGGTACGAGAATGGAACTAAAATCCAATCTCGCACCCATTTCTCACCCACTCTTTTTATTACTTCTAACAAAGAAGAGAAGTATAAAACTCTCACTGGTAAGAATGTGAAACCTATCAAGTTTGAGTCTCCTCGTGAAGCACGGGAGACTATAGAGAAGTATAGGGACGTTCATGGAGTAGAGATCCATGGATACGAAAGATTCGTATATCAATTCATTGCTGACGAGTTTCGTGGTGACATTGATTATGATATGTCTAAGATGAATATCATCACGATTGACATCGAAGTCGCATCAGAAAATGGATTCCCAGATGTTTATAATGTATCGGAAGAAATACTTCTGATCACAGTGAAGAACATGATGACGAAAGAAGTCATTACATGGGGAACTAGGGAAGCAACTATCAATACTGAATATCGAGTATTCTGGACCGAGCATGAGATGCTCAATGATTTTGTTGGGTGGTGGGTCGAGAATACCCCAGACGTTATTACTGGATGGAACTGCAATCTGTACGACATTCCATATGTCTGCAGAAGAATAGATCGTGTTCTTGGTAGTAAGTGGATGAAATCTCTTTCTCCCTGGAATAAAGTCAATGAGAAAGAGATTGTGATTCAGGGGCGTAAGAATCTTTCGTATCAACTCGTTGGTATTTCTATCTTGGATTACCTAGATCTCTATAAGAAGTTCACTTACACAAACCAGGAATCGTATCGACTGGATCATATTGCCTTCGTTGAACTTGGACAACGTAAGTTGGATCACTCTGAGTTTGATACCTTCAAGGACTTCTATACTGAGGGATGGCAAAAGTTTGTTGAGTACAACGTGATTGACGTTGAACTTGTTGACCGCTTGGAAGACAAGATGAAACTCATTGAACTTGCTATTGCTATGGCATATGACGCCAAAGTGAACTACGAAGATGTTTACTCCCAGGTTCGCATGTGGGATACTCTTATCTACAATTATCTAAAAGATAAAAATCTAGTTGTTCCTCCCAGAATGGGAGCAGCAAAGAAAGATGAGAAGTATGCTGGTGCATATGTAAAAGAACCTGTGCCAGGAATGTATAAGTGGGTGGTGAGTTTTGACTTGAACTCTCTGTATCCACACTTGATCATGCAATACAATATCTCTCCTGAGACTCTTGTTGATACTCGTCACCCATCAGCAACTGTGGATAGGATCCTGAATCAAGAGATAGATATTACACCAGAATATTGTGTGTGTGCAAATGGTGCTCAATATCGCAAAGATATTCACGGGTTCCTTCCAGAAATGATGCAGAAGATCTATGATGAACGAACAATTTATAAAAAGAAAATGCTTGCCGCTAAGCAGGAATATGAAACTAATCCGTCCGTGGCAGTACAAAAAGAGATTGCAAGATGCAACAACATCCAGATGGCAAGAAAGATCCAACTCAACTCTGCCTATGGTGCCATCGGAAACCAGTACTTCAGGTATTACAACTTGGCAAACGCTGAGGCGATTACTCTCTCGGGTCAAGTCTCGATTCGTTGGATCGAAAACAAAATGAATGAGTACCTGAATAAGGTGCTAAAAACTGACGGAGTTGATTATGTTATTGCTGCAGATACTGATTCTATCTATCTCAATCTGGGTCCTTTGGTTGACAGTGTATACAGAACACGAGAGGCGACTAATGAGAGCATCGTTTCGTTCCTTGACAAGGTGTGTCATTTGGAACTCGAAAAATATATTGAAAGTTCTTACCAAGAATTGGCTGAGTATGTGAATGCATATGACCAAAAGATGCAGATGAAGCGAGAGACAATCGCTAATAAAGGTATCTGGACTGCCAAGAAACGATACATTCTAAATGCATGGGACATTGAAGGAGTTCGATACTCTGAACCCAAACTCAAGATCATGGGCATCGAAGCAGTCAAGTCTTCAACTCCTGGTCCCTGCAGACAGAAGATCAAAGATGCTCTCAAAGTTATCATGAATGGTAGCGAAGAAGACACTCAGAAGTTTATTTCGGAATTCAGGAATACATTCTCATCTCTTCCTGTAGAGGATATTTCATTTCCACGAGGATGTAATAATCTTAGGAAGTGGGCAAGTCCAGCAACAATCTATAGTAAAAGCACACCCATCCATGTTCGAGGAGCATTGTTGTATAACTTCCACATCACTAATAATAAGTTGACTCACAAATATCCACTCATTCAAGATGGGGATAAAGTAAAATTTGTTTACTTGAAGACTCCTAATAAAATTGGTGAGAATGTTATCTCTTACATTGGTCAGTTCCCTAAGGAGTTGGCACTTGACAAAAGTGTTGACTATGATCTACAATTCGAGAAGAGTTTCCTGGAACCATTGAAAGTTATTCTCGATAGCATTGGATGGAAGTCAGAAAAAGTCGCTAGTTTGGAGTTTCTATTTGGATGAAAACTAAGTTCATTGTCTCGTATCAGAAAGCGTTTGGGTTTTCTTTACGAGAAGAAAAGGAGTTTGAGAGCCTATCGGATGCTCAATGGTTTCAACGTGCCATGAAACGTTCTAATTACATTACAACTATTTTGGAGGTAAAGGAGTGAATTTTCTACAGGATGTCGTGAAGGAGATTGACAATGAATATGCTTCACTTGTTTCCGATGGAGTTGCTGCTGGAGACACTGAGTCTTTCATTGATACTGGTTCTTATATCTTCAATGCTTTGGTCAGCGGCAGCATCTATGGAGGTGTCCCTGGAAACAAGATTACTGCTATTGCAGGGGAGTCGAGCACTGGTAAGACTTTCTTTTGCCTTGGCATTGTCCAGCATTTTCTTGAGCATAATCCTGAAGCTGGTGTCATATATTTTGAGTCTGAATCTGCAATCACACGTTCCATGATTGAAGAGCGTGGCATTGATTCAACTCGTATGATGATTGTTCCAGTTACTACTGTTCAAGAGTTTCGTACACAGGCACTGCGTATTGTTGATAAGTATCTTGATCAACCAAAAGATAAGCGTCAGCCCCTGATGTTTGTTCTTGATAGTCTTGGTATGCTATCGACCACTAAGGAGATTGAAGACTCCTCTGAAGGAAAAGAAACGAGAGATATGACTCGTGCTCAAGTTGTGAAAGCAATCTTCCGTGTGTTGACACTGAAGCTTGGTAAAGCAAACATCCCAATGCTAGTGACTAACCATACATATGATGTCGTTGGTGCCTATGTTCCAACTAAAGAAATGGGTGGTGGCAGTGGTTTGAAGTATGCCGCATCTACTATCATCTATCTTTCTAAGTCAAAAGAGAAAGATGGTAAAGAAGTTGTTGGTAACATTATCAAGTGCAAAGCCCAGAAGTCACGTCTAACAAAGGAGAATAGTCAAGTTGAAACTCGTCTCTACTATGACCGTGGATTGGATAAGTATTATGGATTATTGGAATTGGGTGAGAAGTACGGAGTCTTCGAGCGTGTTGGAAACCGTTATAAGATTCATGAATCTTCTGTTTATCCTAAATCTATTCTCAGTGATCCTGAGAAGTATTTCACGGAAGACATAATGCAAGCCCTTGATGAATGTGCAGCTAAGGAGTTTAGGTATGGTAACGACGCTTGATGGATACATTAGAGAATACGATAACTTCGTTCCTGGGGTTTTGTGTTCTCACATAATCAACTTATTTGAACTTGATGATCGTAAGATTGAAGTTGATCGAGAATGTCGTCCTAGGTGGACAGAATTCAACATCACTCAGCATCGATCAGATGTTCAGTGGGATGAAGTGCAAAACCAGATGCAACAATACTTCGTTGATGTTGTAAAGTTGTACATGGAAGATCTGCAGTGTGCATATGATTTTCCTGAGAAGTATTGCTTTGAGCAATATCGTATCAAGAAGTATCGCCACCGCACCCCAGATCAGTTCCGAGAACATGTTGATGTACAAGATTATCAATCCGCTAGACGTTTTCTGGTGGTCATGCTATACTTGAATGCAGTTGATATCGGTGGGGAGACGTACTTCCCACTGCTGCAACGTAAAGTCAAACCAGAAGAGGGGAAGATACTTGTCTTTCCATCTACGTGGCAATGGAGACATGCTGGACTTCCAGTTGAATCCAATCACAAATACATTCTAGGATCTTATCTACACTACCTATGACGATTGAAGAACTGATCATCAACAATCTTCTTTTTCAAGAAGACTATATTCGAAAAGTTCTTCCTTTCATCAAAACGGAATACTTTACTCTGAAGGAAAACGGGATCTTGTTTCAAGAGATCCAAAACTATATGAGTGTTTACAATACTGTAATCACTAAAGAGATTCTTGCAATTGAAGTAGAGAATCGAAATGATCTGAATGAGGATCAATACAAAACTGCCCTCCAGATTATCAATAATCTTGCTGGTGAAAGTAGTGAACTGCAATGGATTCTAGATACAACTGAAAAGTGGTGTCAAGAACGTGCTATATACTTGGCACTTATGGAGTCCATCAAAATTGCTGATGGGCAAGATACTAAACTTGATAAGGGATCAATTCCCCAAATTCTATCTGATGCATTAGGAGTTTCTTTCGATACTCACATCGGACATGATTACATCCCCGACTCTGATGAACGATACGCTTCCTACCACAGAGTTGAACAGAAGATTCCGTTCGACTTGGAATTCTTCAACAAGATCACAAAGGGTGGTCTTCCTAATAAAACTCTCAACATTGCTCTTGCAGGCACTGGCGTTGGCAAGTCTCTATTCATGTGCCATTGTGCTGCTGCTGCTCTTCTTCAGGGTAAGAATGTACTGTACATTACTCTGGAGATGGCAGAAGAAAAAATTGCAGAACGTATTGATGCGAATCTTCTGAACGTTGCTATTCAAGATTTGTCTTCTTTACCCAAACCAATGTTTGATAAGAAGATAGATAACTTGTCTAAGAAAACTCAGGGTAAACTAATCATCAAGGAATACCCAACAGCATCTGCACATGTCGGTCACTTCAATTCTCTTATTAGTGATCTTTCTCTCAAGCGGGATTTTCGACCTGATATTATATTTGTGGATTACCTCAATATTTGTGCATCTTCACGCTACAAGGGATCGATTGTCAACTCATACACATACGTCAAAGCAATTGCCGAGGAACTTCGGGGCATGGCAGTGGAGCATAATGTTCCTATCGTCTCTGCCACGCAGACCACTCGTAGCGGTTATGGCAGCAGCGATGTTGATATCACTGATACTAGTGAATCCTTTGGTCTGCCTGCTACTGCTGATCTTATGTTCGCCCTTATTTCTACTGAAGAACTTGAAGGAATGAATCAGATCATGGTGAAGCAACTCAAGAATCGATACAATGATCCAACAGTCAACAAAAGATTCTGTGTTGGTATTGACAGAGCAAAGATGCGGCTGTATGATGTAGAACAGTCTGCCCAAGAAGATATTCAGGATTCTGGGCAAGACGTAGAAGTTAGACCATCAATCCTGGATAAGTTCAAAACTATCAAATCATTTTCCGATCTAAAGTATGATTGACCTAAACAAATATGTCGAATTCGTTGACTCTACCACTTCTCCGCCCAGCAAAAACTACTACGACTTTGGGCAGCGTCTTGTCAATCTTCATGAAGAGGGATTTCCTTCCGAGCGACTGCTTACTGCTGCTGTAGGGATGTCTGCCGAAGCGGGTGAGTTTACTGAAGTCGTAAAGAAGATTATTTTTCAGGGCAAACCAGTCAATGAAGAAAACCTATTTCACCTGAAGCGTGAACTAGGAGATATCATGTGGTACGTTTCTCAAGCATGTATCGGTCTCGATATCTCTATTGAAGAAGTAATTCAAATGAATTTTGAGAAACTGAGTGCTCGATATCCCGAAGGTGCATTTACCATCGAGCGATCAGAGAATCGAAAAGAAGGAGATCTGTAAATAAATAAGGGGGTATAGATCCCCCCTTTTTTTATGGCTTCGACAATGTACAATATGTCCCTAGCGGACGCAAAGAAGAAAGCAAAGACCATGAAGATTGGCACACTCTTCGATGCTGCTGTAGCGGGAATACCAGAACCAGACTATTTCTTTGCAGATTCTCTGTGGAGACCAAATCCAAGATCTATCTGGACAATCAAAACAGGGGAAAATAATATTGATAAGATTGAAGCGACCCTCAGCGCAAAGGATCCGAACGTAGATATCAAAGTCAAAGCAGGGAAAGCGACTTTGGATTATCAGATGGGTCAATATAAAATTAGGTGGATTGCAAGTAATAAGAAATCTGCAGGAGCAGCAGATGCTAAGACAACTGCTATGCAAGAGAGAGCATCTGCATGGATTTTCCGTAGAGTCTTGAATGATAACAAAGTTTATAGTTCTTGGACAGACATCAAGCAAGATGATAAGTATGGTGAACTTGAGAAGATATATCCAAATGTAGAGGAAGAATGGTTGAAGGTATTCTTTGCACAATCGCAAACTATGTTCAAAGAATTTTCACCAACAAAGTTTTCCGAATTCAATCGTGATGGTGGATTCATGGATTATATCTCCAAAGTTGTTAGGGAAAAATTTGGTATCAGTAAGAAAGATACTTGGAACCCTGCAGATATCTGGTGCATTCAAGATGAGGCTGGTGTAACTAAATTGATTGAGCAAACAGTAGATGGTAATGGGTCGCAAACTATTCTTGAATTGAACGCAGTTCTTAGGAAGTTGTATCGTGATCGTAAGGTAGTTGGAATCTCTCTAAAGAAAGTATCGGGCAAAGTTGCTAAGTTTGAAGAAGTCAATGTTAGAGAAGATGCATTGAATAA